CAGAGGACATATATAGTGGGATTAAGCATATTATAGATTATGATATTCCTAACGGATTTGATTTTTATAATAATACTGCTACTAATGTGTTCTTCTTATTAGAACAATCTGGAGTAGGTATTAAATATGATGCTTTTAATAAAATATTTAAACCAAAAAATCCACTATATAACACTTTAGGTAGTAAAGTTCTAAGTCAGTACAATTTATATAATGTCACTTCAAGACCTACAAATTCTTTTAACAGTGTTAATTTTGCAGCAATACCTCATACAGAAGAACATAGAAAATGCTTTAATCCGGTTAATGATTACTTTGTAGAATTTGATTTTGACGGATACCATTTAAGATTACTAGCAGAACAGATAGAATATCAGCTAACATCAGAGTCTGCTCATAAACAGTTAGCTAGATTATACTTTAATAAGAAAGAAATTACAGATGACGAATACAAACAAGCTAAACAAATTAACTTTCACGCAATTTATGGAAAAATCCCAGAAAAATACGATCACCTCGACGTATTTAAAAGAATTGATGATTATATCAAAAAATTATGGGAACGATACAAAAATGACGGAGAAGTCTTGGCACCAATTAGTGGAAAGCCTTTCACAACATCTTTAAAAAAGATGAATCCACAGAAATTAATGAATTATGTAATGCAATCACTAGAAACCTCTAGAAATATTGTAATACTAAAGGAATTACTAAAATACTTGAAAACTAAAAAAACGACTATAAGTCTTTACACTTATGATTCTATAATTATGGATTTTAATAAGGAAGATGGTAAAAATACCCTCAAAGATATTAAAAACATAATGGAAGAAGCGGGTAAATACCCTGTATCATTTAAGTACAGTAAAGATTTAAGTTTATGATATTAACTTATATTTATATAAAATGACAAATGTTATAGAGAAGCGGTTCGATTACGATATAGAACCATTATGGACAAACGAAGATATGAGCAATAAACTATTTTGCACTTTTACTACAGAAGACACTTTAGAGCCTACATTAGAGGTTATAAAAGAAAAGTACTCTATTATGTATAATAAGATTTTTGTGCTTTACTCAAAAAGCCAAGATGAATACATATGTACGTATAATGTAGATTTTGCAAATGTATCTAATTTTATTGACAACACAATCTTAGTACATAGAAAAAAAGAATCAAATACCCTGTATACTATAAATGCTCTGAATACCCTTATAAAGGAATTAAACGGAGGACAACTAGACACTTCATTCAGGATTAACTGGTCAGATTACCGCAACTGCGTACTTTTAACTAAGGGATCTGAGCTAAAAAGAATTAATACAAAACTTTTTCGTATAATAGAGTTGGAGAACTAAATTATAGTTCGTATATTGTATTAATAATAAATGTTTTAAATAAATAAATGTTACACTATGGATATTAACGCAATCAAGGCTAAACTAGACGCCTTAAACTCTAATGGTCAGGAGAGAGAAAAAACAGACTACTCAAAGATTTTTTGGAAACCCGGAATAGGAAAACAGACTGTACGTTTAGTACCCTCTGCTTTTGATCCTGCTATGCCATTTAAAGAATTAAAGTTTCACTACGGTATTGGAAAGTACCCTATGGTAGCTTTATCTAATTTTGGAAAGCAAGACCCTATTGAAGAGTTTGTAAAAGAACTTAAAAAGACATCTGATAAAGACAATTGGTCTCTAGCAGGTAAAATTAACCCAAAAACTCGTATTTTTGCTCCTGTTGTAGTAAGAGGAGAAGAAGATAAAGGAGTACGTATCTGGGGATTCGGAGTTACGATTTATAGAGCTCTACTTGCTCTAATCGCCGATGAAGATATAGGAGATATTACAGACGTAATAAACGGTTGGGATTTAGTTGTAGAACAAGTTCAAGGTAACCCTTACCCTGAAACTTCTGTAAGAATTAAACCTAAACAAACTGCATTATCAGATAATAATGATCAAGTAGATACGTGGTTAAAAACTCAACCAAACCCTACTGAAGTGCATACTCAATATGATTACGAGTTTATTAAAAAACAACTCCAAAACTATCTTAACCCAGGATCAGCAGATGAAAATACTGCAGCACCTGCTACAGATACTAAACTGCCAGAAAGCTTAGGTCAAAACAAAACAGACTTTACTTTGGAAACAGCTACGGCTGGCAACCAAGACACAGTTAGTAAATTTGATGACTTATTCAACGAGTAAATATGGCAAAACAGAGAAAAGAAGTAAAAGCTGCCGCATCAGCGGCAGTGAAAAAAGGCTTTAATTTAGGCAACTTTAAAAAGAAGAAAGGTTTTTCTAATGCATCTGTAAAGTTTAAAGAGCAAGGATGGATTCCTTTATCGAAAGCATTTCAAGATATAACCTCACTACCGGGTATTCCTACAGGACATATAACCCTATTGAGAGGTCATAGTGATACTGGAAAGACTACTGCTTTATTAGAAGCAGCAGTTAATGCACAGAAGAAAGGCATACTACCGGTATTCATTATTTCGGAGATGAAATGGTCATGGGAACATGCTAAAGAGATGGGATTAGAATTCACAGAGGTTCTAGATGAGCATGGTAAAGTAACAGATTACGAAGGCTTTTTCTTATACGCAGATAGAGGTACGTTAAATACGATCGAAGAAGTAGCTGTTCATATGGCTGACTTAATAGATGAGCAAACGAAAGGTAACTTACCTCACGATATGTGTTTCTTCTGGGATTCTATTGGATCTATACCTTGTGATTTATCAGTACGTTCTAATAAGAACAATAATGAATGGAATGCAGGAGCTATGTCTACCCAATTCGGTAATAATTTGAATCAAAAGATTCTATTATCTAGGAAAGAGAACTCACCTTATACAAATACTCTAGTAGCTATTAATAAGGTATGGACTATGAAACCGGAACATCCTATGGGTCAACCTAAATTACAGAATAAGGGAGGAATGTCAATGTGGTATGATGCTACATTAGTTGTTACTTTTGGTAATATTACAAACCCTGGAACATCTAAGATAAAAGCGGTTAAAAACGGCCTTCAAGTAGAGTTTGCCAAAAGGACTAACATCCAGATAGAAAAGAATCATATCGGAGGAGTGCAATCTAGAGGTAGAGTTGTAATGACATCGCATGGTTTTATTGAAGATGATAAAAAAGCTATTGATAAGTATAGAGATGCACATAAAGAGCATTGGCTGAAACTAGTTGGTTCTATTGACTTTGATCTTATTGAAGAAGGAGATTTAGAAGAAACACCTATAACAGCTAACTTATTAGATTAATGGCATACGATAACATACTCAAAAATTTAAAACAGACCCCACCCCGATCGCTGAACGATCATATCCTGATTGTTGATGCAATGAATATGCTCATCAGATCATTTTCATTACTCAAAGCGATGAATCCCGACGGCCACCATATCGGTGGCCTGGTTGGGTTCTTAAGATCGTTAGGGTATGTAACTAGGATTTTTGACCCTACTAGGGTAATCGTAGTCTGGGACGGAAAAGGAGGATCAGCTAATAGAAAGAATATAGATCCTAACTATAAAGCAAATCGTGCAACATCTAGAATAACACACTGGGGACTGTATGATTCTAAAGAAGAGGAAACAGAAGCATTAATAGGACAGTTATATAGAGTACAAGACTATTTAGAATGCTTACCAATACAGCAACTATCTATGGAAAAATTAGAAGCTGATGATATAATTGCTTATATAGCTAATGAAGCAGGAGCTTCCTCAAAGGTTAATAAAGTAACTATAATATCATCAGATAAAGATTTTTTGCAGTTAGTGGATGAAACAGTTGAAGTTTATGCTCCAGTAAAAAAGAAGACTTTTACTAAGGATAATATATTTGAAGAACTAAAAGTACTGCCGGAAAACTATAACGTTGTAAAAGCACTACTCGGTGATAACTCAGATAACTTAGCCGGTGTCAAAGGGCTTGGAATAAAAACTATAGTATCTGAATTTCCAGATCTGTTAAAAGATCCTAATTGTGATCTTCAATATGTCTATGATACTTGTGCTGCTAAATTAGAAGAAAAGAAAGTTAAGAAAATATTCCCTAAAATTATTACAGAATGGGATAGAGTTGAGACTAATTTTCAACTAATGGACTTAAACATTTCAGATTTAAGTGAGAAAGAGAAAGAGTTTGTTATGGAGGTACTAAAATCTCCTATCAACGACTTACAGACAGGTGCTTTTCTACACCTATTAGATCAAGATAAAATTGAAGGAGTCACCAAGAATACAGAAGGGTGGTTGGATAACTTCAAAGGTCTTCGACATAAGAAGTAGATAAAAAAAAGTGGAGAAAAAGATAGCTATTTAGTTGCTTTTGATCCTTAAATTAGTTATATTAAATAAAAGGTTTTACATGACACTAAAAAGCTTACAGCAATACGGGAAGGGGTTCCAACTAAAGGTACTAGGTTCTTTATTAACAGATAAAAAATTCTTACTAAACGTAAGAGATGTATTAAGCGAAGATTACTTTGACGCTGATACACATAAGTGGATTATCAATCAGATTATTAGTTATTTTGATAGATACCATACTACTGTTACGATGGACGTACTAAAGGTAGAACTTCAAAAATTAGAGAACGAAGTACTTATAGTAGCTCTTAAAGAAGAGCTTAGAAATTCTTACGAAGCTTCTCAAGATGATTTAGATTACGTACAGGAAGAGTTTACTACTTTTTGTAAGAATCAAGAAATGAAACAAGCAATACTTAACTCTGCAGATTTATTAAAACTCGGTGACTTTGATGGTATTCGTGATATGGTTGAAAAAGCTATGAAAGCGGGTATGGATAAAAATATAGGTCATGAGTATAATAAGGATATAGAAAGTAGATATAGAGTTGACTATAGACCAACTATACCAACGCCTTGGCCAGTTCTTAATGAGGGTATTCAAGGAGGATTTGGACCTGGAGACTTGGCTATAGTATTCGGTAACCCAGGAGGAGGTAAGAGTTGGACTTGTGTTGCTATGGCCGCTCATGCAGTTAAAATGGGATACAAAGTAAATTACTATACTTTAGAATTAGGAGAAGATTATGTAGGTAAACGTTTCGACTGTTACTTAACCGGCTATTCGATTGATGAGGTAAACGAACATAGAGATGAAGTACAAAAGCAAGTCTCAGAACTTAAAGGTAAGTTAATAGTAAAAGAATATCCTCCAAAAGGGGCAACTGTTAATACCGTAAAGTCTCATATACAGAAGTGTATTGATATGGATCATAAACCTGATTTAGTAGTAATTGATTACGTAGATTACTTAAAAGCACCATCGAAGGGTAAATTCTCAGAACGTAAAGATGAGATAGATGATGTGTTTATTGCAACAAAAGGATTAGCTAAAGAATTTAAAATACCCGTTATTACTCCTTCTCAAGTTAATAGAATGGGAGCTAAAGATTCGGTTATTGAAGGAGATAAAGCAGCAGGTAGTTATGATAAAATGATGGTAGCAGATATGTGTTTTTCATTATCAAGAATGAAAGAAGATAAAGTACTCGGAACCGGTAGATGGCATGTTATGAAGAACAGGTACGGTATGGATGGAATGACATATAATCTAAAAATGGATACTAATAATGGACATATAGAATTTGAAGGAGAAGCAAATCCAGAAGATCTTATTCCAGGTAGTAACGGTCCTAACTTTACTTTGTCACGTGAGACTATGTCACAGATTTTTGATAAAAAGTAATAAAACCATCACAATAAATCAGAATATATATGCTATTTATCAAAGCGTCCTCGAGGAACAAAATAGCAAAACCTCGGGGACTTTCCTGTCTTATTAACATTAAAATATATAAAAATATATGAGTCTATTAGAAGAACGCATCGTTTACAAACCATTTGAATATCCAAAAGCTTATGACTTTTGGTTAAAACAACAACAAGCACACTGGTTACATACTGAAGTACCAATGTCCCAAGACGTAACTGATTGGGCTAGCAATCTTAAATTACATGAAAAAAATGTAGTTGGAGGAATACTTAAAGGATTTGCACAAACAGAAACAATAGTAAATGATTACTGGTCTACCTTGGTAACTAAGTGGTTTAGAAAACCTGAAGTTATTATGATGGGCACAACATTAGGATCTTCAGAAACTATACATGCAGAGGCTTATTCACTTCTTAACGAACAGTTAGGTTTGGATAACTTTGCTGAATTTTTAGAAGATGAAGCAACTATGGCTAAGATAGAATCATTAATGCAAGTTCGAGATAACCATGACGGTACTCCTAACTGGCACCAAAGAGCTGTTTCTCTCGCAATTTTTTCTGCATTTACAGAAGGTGTTAACTTATTTAGTTCCTTTGCTGTGTTACTTTCTTTTAAAATGAGAAACCTTCTCAAAGGGGTAGGACAGATAGTAGAATGGTCTGTAAGAGATGAATCACTACATTCAGAAGCAGGATGTTGGCTATTTAGAACTCTAATGAAAGAACATCCAGAATTTAAGACTCCTGAACTTATAAAAGACATTGAAGAGGCAGCTCATGGAGCAGTTAAACTAGAGTTCGATTTTATAGATAAAATATTTGAAATGGGAGATCTAGAAAACTTAAGTAAAGATGAATTGAAAAACTTTATTAAGCATAGAGTAAATACTAAGATGTCTGATTTGGGATTAAAGCCTATAATTCCTGCAAAAGATATTGACAAAGGCGCACTAAAGACAATGAAATGGTTTGATGCTGTGATTGCAGGTAAACAACAAACTGATTTCTTCGCAAGCAGAGTTACAAACTATAGCAAAGGCCATGTAGATTGGTCAACAGCATTTTAAAATAAAGGTAAATGAGCACAATTACAGACACAAGTGACTGGGTAGCTGGAAAAGACTATCCAGAATGGATGAATGAAGTTTCAATAGCAACAATATCAAAAGGATACTTAGGACAAGGAGAAAATGTTAAGACAGCATATAGAAGAGTAGCTTCTACTGTAGCAAAAAGATTAGACCGTCCAGATCTAGAAAATAAATTTTTTAGGTATATGTGGAAAGGATGGTTGAACTTAGCCTCCCCGGTACTTTCAAATACCGGAACCGATAAAGGATTGCCAATCTCATGCTTTGGTATCGATACACCCGACTCGATACGAGGTATTGGATTAACCAATGCTGAATTAATGAGATTGACTTCCCTTGGCGGTGGAGTAGGAATAGGACTTAGCAAAGTTAGAGGTAGAGGAGAAAAGATAGGCAATGAAGTAGGTCAATCAGAAGGTATTGTACCTTGGGCTAAGATTTACGATTCAACTATTATTGCTACTAATCAAGGTTCGGTAAGAAGAGGGGCAGCTTCAGTAAATCTAGATATAAATCACCCAGATATACATGAATTTCTAGAGATACGAAGACCTAAGGGAGATCCTAACAGACAATGTTTAAATTTACACCAATGTGTAAATGTAGATGATGCTTTCATGCAAAAACTAGAGCATAGAGATCCTGAGGCAATGGAATTATGGATTAAAATTCTTAAATCTAGAATGGAAACAGGAGAACCTTATATAATGTTTGGGGATACTGTTAATAATAATAATCCATTAGCTTATAAGAAAAATAATTTAGAGGTTTCAATGACTAATATATGCTCTGAAATTACTTTGCATACAGACGAAGAGCACTCTTTTATATGTTGTTTATCTTCTGTCAATTTAACAAAATGGCATGAATGGAAAAACTCAGATTTAATAGAAACTGCAATATACTTTTTAGATGGAGTATTAGAAGAGTTTTTAGCAAAAACTTCTGGTAGAGATTCATTGATAAGATCTCATAGATCAGCTAAGAAAGGAAGAGCAATTGGACTAGGGGTACTAGGATGGCATACATTCTTACAAAACGAAAGAATACCTTTTAACTCAATTGCAGCAACATCTTTTACTCATCAAATATTCTCAGATATTAGACAGAAAGCAGAAAATGCATCTCGTAAATTAGCAGACGAGTACGGTGAGCCGCTATGGTGTAAAGGAACAGGAATGAGAAACAGTCATTTACTCGCAATAGCACCTACAGTATCTAATAGTACGATATCAGGCGGAGTATCTGCAGGTATTGAACCTGTACCAGCTAACATATATACTTTCAATTCAGCAAAAGGTACTTTTATCAGGAAGAATCCTGCTTTAGAGTCTTATTTAGAAGAAAAAGGAGCTAATACTGAAGAAGTATGGGATCAGATCATGAGAGATAGAGGATCAATTACTAACCTCCCAGAAGATGTAATGCCAGCAGAAGATAAAGAGATATTTTATACATTTGCTGAAATTAACCAATTAGCACTGGTAGAACAGGCAGGAGCTAGACAGCAATATATTGATCAAACTCAATCATTAAATTTAGCATTTGATCCAACAGATAGTCCTAAATTTATAAATGAAGTACATCAAGCTGCATGGAGATTTGGAGTAAAAACACTTTACTACCTCCGTACAGATTCAGTTATCAATGGAGATATAGGAAGTAGAACTAGCGAAGACTGTTTATCTTGTGATGGGTAATAGTTAAAATTAGATTATTAATAAAAGGTTAAAAGTTATAGGATACTATTTATATTAGATGAAGACGGTAAGAATAAAGAATAAATCGAGATCAGTTGATATTTTCCAATGCAAAGTGTATCACACTACTATTGCACCAGGAAACCTTTTGACTACCGCAGTATCTTCTAGCGGAGTATTTACAGGATTAGACCTATTTAATGGAATTAATTTTGCTGTACCAGATTATGTAGACCAATTTTTGGTTGAAACTATAACTATCGATAACTGCACAGGAGCAACTTGTACATCATGTACAAATAAAGGTTCAGGTAGTATTTCCGGAAACACTTTTAACGATAACCAACTTTTTTATATTAACAGCGGTCAGTTTGGTAGAGTAGATTATGAAGGAGAGTTTAGTGGATCAGTTAATAGCTCAAATGATGCTAATCTAACAGGAGTAAGTAATAATTTTACTACATACCCAAATTTTACATTAACATCAATTCCTGATAATAACTATCAGTTTGAAGGATGGTATAATAATGCTGCCAGATCAGGATCAGCACTCTCAACTAGTACACAAGTAGATATTACTTCTGGTAGTTTTGGTGGAAATACTAACTGGTACGTTAAGTATGCAAATAACCAACCATCGTTTAGGTTAAATACTGTTGATGGTATTGAAATTACAGCTTTTAGTGTTGACCGTAATGAAAATGCAACTGCTGAAGATATAGCTACATTCTTTTTCTCAGATTTAGATTTAGATCCTTTAACAGTAACAGCAAATGAAGGAACTACAGATCATTTTAACTTAAGAATAGAAACCGGGTCTACAGCACCTGAAAATTTTGTTATTTTATCACAAGTTACTAGTTCTTTAGATTATGAAAATAAAATAAATTACAATTTATCAGTAACTGCAACTGATGGTACTGAGTCTACAACAATCCCTATTACTATTACAGTTATAGATAATCTTGCCCCGATTGTTACATCTGGTACATTAGGTCCTTTTGGAGAAAATCCAACTAATGGACAA